GATTGATTCATATAGTAGGGGGGTACGCCAAAGCAGGAACGTCGATTATACGGCAACTGGTGGACGCTGGTACCCTATCTAACCTTCCGGGGGGCTTAAAGTCTCGTGGATTGCGTATTAAAGGCGATGACACCCCAATCGAGCCGGGGGAGTTTAAAGACGTTGATGTGCCATCAGGTAGCATCCGCGAGAACATCATGCCTCTTCCTTATAAAGAGCCTAGCCAGACTCTACTAGCGTTGCTGAACCAGATCACTACTGAAGGCCGTCGTTTAGGCGCTATCAGTGATATGAACATCTCTGACATGTCCGCAAACGCCCCAGTGGGTACTACACTAGCCCTGCTAGAACGTACTCTCAAGCCAATGGCAGCAGTACAAGCACGCGTACATTACGCTATGAAGCTAGAGTTTAAGATGCTCAAAGCTATCATGGCCGAGGAAGCTCCAGAAGAATACGATTACCAGCCTAATAGAGGCGAAGTATCAGCACGTCAGTCTGACTACGCTATGGTCGATGTAATCCCTGTAAGCGACCCTAACAGCTCTACAATGGCTCAACGAGTAGTACAGTACCAAGCCGTGTTGCAGATGTCGCAACAAGCTCCACAAATATACAACCTCCCTCAATTACATCGTCAGATGATTGAAGTGCTCGGCGTTAAGAACGCTGATAAGTTAGTCCCTACGGAAGATGACATTAGACCTGCTGATCCCGTAAGCGAGAACATGAACGCGCTAACAGGTACCCCTATAAAAGCGTTCTTAACTCAAGACCACGAAGCTCACATAACGGCTCACCAGTCGTTTATGCAAGACCCTATGATCGCACAGACCATCGGGCAGAACCCCCAAGCACAGCAGATAATGGCCGCACTCAACGCGCATATCGCTGAACACCTTGGGTTTAGATATCGCACGCAGATGGAAGAGAAGTTGGGCGTTGCACTACCCCCACCGAATGAGGAGCTACCTGAAGAGATTGAAGTTCAGTTGTCACGCCTCATATCCGAAGGTGGCAAGCAGCTAACCGACCAACATAAACAAGAAGCCGCGCAGAAACAAGCGCAGCAACAGCAGCAAGACCCCGTGTTCCAGCTACAACAGGCAGAATTACAGGTTAAGCAGCAGGATGTACAACGTAAAGCGCAGAAAGACCAAGCCGATATGCAACTCAAACAGGCTGAGTTACAGCGTAAAACGCAGAAAGACCAAGCTGATGTGGATATAGATCAGCAACAACTCGAAATCGAAAGACAAGAGTTGGAAATAGATGCTCAGAAAGCCGGAGCTAAACTAGCTGCCGATAGAAGGACAGCTAATACTAAACTCGACCTAGACTTAATGAAAACTCAGAGCGAGGTCGAAAACAAACGTAACAAGGAATAATCATGGCTAAAACCGTCTTTGACGTGCTTAAAAAGAAAATCGAGGATGATATGTCCTCTGCAACAGAATTTCTAGGTAATGGGGGAGCTAAAGACTTCTCTCAGTACAAAGAAATAACAGGAATGCTACGAGGTCTCACTTCCTGTCTGAATCATGTAAATGACCTCTCGCGTAACTATATGGACGATGATAATGACTGATCTAACGATAGTAGCTAAAGAAGCTGAAAGTGACGAAGAGCTTGACCTTCAAATACCCACCCCCGTGGGATACCGTGTCTTGGTAGCCATGCCGGAAGTAGAAGATACATACGGCGAAAGTGGCATCATTAAGTCCAGTAAAGAAATGCACAATGACTACATTATGTCTACTATCGGGGTTGTACTCGATATGGGGGCACAAGCGTATTCTGATAAAGAGCGTTTTACTACTGGCCCTTGGTGTAAGACAGGGGACTATGTGATGTTCCGTGCCAATACTGGTACGCGTTTTAAAGTAGGTGGTGTTGAGTATCGTTTAATGAACGATGATTCAATTGAAGCAGTAGTAAACGATCCTCGTGGCGTTACACGAGTGTGAGGAGTATATAATGGGATTTGAAAAAGTAGAGTACACCTTTCCTGACGAACAAGAGGATAAAGGTATAGAGGTAGAAAGTTCTAGTGCCCTAAAAATAGGAGAAGTTGCGTCAGAAGAAGTTGCGTCAGAAGAAATTGAGGTTGAGGTTGAGGTTGAGGTTGTTGATGATACGCCGAAAGCTGATAGGGGCCGCAAAGCATCTAAGCCCCCAGAAGACCTTACTGACGACGAGTTAGAAGATTACTCGGACAAAGTACGCAAGCGCATCCAACACTTCAGTAAAGGTTACCATGACGAAAGACGTGCTAAAGAAGCATCACAGCGTGAACGTCAAGAAATGGAAGCGTTTGCCAAGACACTTGTTGATGAGAATAACAAGCTAAAAGGTAGCGTAGAAAAGAATCAAGCAGCCTTACTAGAACAAGCTAAAAAGAATTCAGCGATAGAAGTATTAGCTGCAAAGCGGGCATACAAACGAGCGTATGAAGCTGGGGACGCAGATAAACTACTTGATGCGCAAGATAAACTAACGACCGCTAAGATAAAGTCAGATAAACTAGGAGATTTTGAGCCAGAGTCTTTACAACAAGCAGAGATTCCTGTACAAATACCCCAAGAGGCTCCGATTCAGCCAGATACCAAAGCGTCCGATTGGGCAAGTGAAAATTCTTGGTTCGGTTCTGATGATGAGATGACAGCTTATGCTATGGGTGTACACAGTAAGCTAGTTAAGCAAGGTGTGGACACCACTAGCGATGATTACTACGAGACTATTAATTCTCGTATGCGAAATACCTTCCCTGAAGAATTTGGGGAAATTGAAGAGTTAGAGGAAAGACCAAGTAAGCGACAGTCTAATGTGGTTGCACCCGCTACGCGGAGCACAGCACCCCGAAAGGTGCGATTAACGCAGACACAGGTGGCTATAGCTAAAAAACTTGGAGTACCCCTAGACTTATACGCCAAAAAGGTTGCAGAAGAGATGAGGAAAGTATGATGGCAGAGAACAGAATTAAACGTGAAGAAGTTACCCGTGAAAAAACGGCCCGCAAATCGGCTTGGACTAGACCAGAAGTATTACCTTCTCCTAATCCCGAGCCGGGCTACGCATTTCGCTGGATTCGTGTAAGCACGCAAGGTAACGTCGATGCCACTAATGTATCCTCAAAACTACGCGAAGGTTGGGAGCCAGTAAAAGCGACAGATCACCCAGAGATTACTCTTGTATCTATTGAGAACGAAAAGTTCAAAGACAACTTGATAATCGGTGGTTTAATGCTATGTAAGGCTCCTGTCGAAATGGTTGAAGAGCGTAACACTTACTATAATGATCAGAGTAAGGCGCAAATGCAATCAGTTGACAACGGCCTGATGCGAGAAAACGACCCCCGAATGCCGTTGTTTAACGACCGCAGATCGACTGTTACCTTTGGTAATGGGTCATAACTTAACTCTATTTATAGGTGAAATAAATGGCAACTACAGCCTCTCCATACGGGTTTGTTCCCGTACGTAAAGCTGACGGTACACCTTATTCTGGTGCCCGTGACGCTTTTCTTATTACCCCCGCTGGCGTAGCCCAGAACATCGGCTACGGTTCTCTTGTTGAACTAAGCGCGGGATACGTCCAACTTGCTTCTGGCACTGGTGCAGATGCAACTACTAACAACCTTGGCGGCAACGGTATCGGTGCTCTGGGTGTGTTCGTTGGTTGTGAATACATCAACGCTGAAGGTCAGTTGATCTTCGCTCAGTACTACCCAACAGGCACTGCTAACGCTACTGCTTATGTAGTAACTGATCCGGGCGTAACTTTCCAAGTACAAGCTGATGGCGCTATTGCTCAGACTGCTCTTGGCCACAATGCTCCCCTAACTGGTGCGCAGAATGCTACTACTTCTGTAAACACTACCACTGATAAGTCTAACATTGCTCTGGATGCTACTACTGCCACCGCAACTAAGGCATTCAAAGTAATTGGTTTTGTAACTAAAGCTGGTTCTGCCATTGGCGACGCTAAGACTGATGTCTTGGTTAAATTTAACCTTCCGTACCATCAAATGGGTACAGGCATCGTAGGAGAATAACTAGATGGCTATTTCAAGAAGTCAATTACTTAAAGAGCTACTCCCCGGTCTAAACGCACTATTTGGTTTGGAATACGCGAAGTATGGTGAAGAGCATAAAGAGATTTTCGAGACTGAAACCTCTGATCGTTCTTTTGAAGAAGAAACTAAACTGTCTGGTTTTGGCTCTGCCCCAACTAAGGCGGAAGGTTCTGCAATTGAGTATGATAACGCGCAGGAAGCATTTACTGCTCGCTACACTCATGAGACCGTTGCAATGGGTTTCTCAATCACTGAAGAAGCGATTGAAGATAACTTGTATGACTCTCTGTCATCTCGTTATACCAAAGCACTGGCTCGCGCTATGGCGTACACCAAGCAAGTTAAAGGCGCAGACATCCTGAACAACGCTTTTGCTGGCACTACCTACGGTGATGGGCAGGTTCTATGCTCTACTTCTCACCCTCTGGTTAGCGGTGGTGTTAACTCTAACCGTCCTACGGTTGCGGCTGACCTTAACGAAACTTCTTTGGAAGCAGCTATCATTCAGATCGCTGGCTATACCGATGAGCGTGGTCTTTTGATCGCGGCCAAGCCTAAGAAGCTGATTATCCCACCTTCCTTGCAGTTTGTTGCAACTCGTTTGCTTGAGACTGAAGGTCGTGTAGGAACTGCCGACAACGACATCAACGCCATTATGACCAACGGCGCTGTACCACAAGGCTACTCAGTAAATCATTACCTGACCGACACTGATGGTTGGTTCCTGATGACTGACGTACCTAACGGCCTGAAGCACTTCGTTCGTAGCCCAATGGCTACTTCTATGGACGCGGACTTCGATACTGGCAACAGCCGTTACAAGGCTCGTGAGCGTTATTCGTTTGGCGTTTCTGATCCATTGGGTGTCTACGGATCACCCGGCGCTTAATAGCGTAGTAACATGCTGTACTAAGGGGGCTTCGGCCCCCTTTTTTATGTTTGACTTAAACATACACACTGTGATATGTTCTCATATATCGGGAAACAATCCGGTGAATCTGACAGACCCGACTGACGACATGTAGACAGATTTGCCTTAACTCACATGTGAGAACTTTATAATGGCTAAAACCACTTTTTCAGGCCCAGTCCGTTCGGATAATGGCTTTCAAATCCCCGTTGTAGCTACTGCTGACCTCCCAGCTTTTGGTGATGTTGCTGTAGGTACTACTTATATGGTCAGCGATAACGGCGCAGGTGACGACGAATACTGCATTGTTATTAACACTGGCGCTGCTTGGGTCACTGCTATTGGCGCAGCTCTTAGTTAATAGGAGACTTATATGTCTAGTTCTGATGTTTCCGCAAAACGCGTAACCGCTGATGGCTCCCTAGCCGTTGGCCCTGCGCGTATACGACAAGTTCAAGTTTTAACTAGTAACGTTGGGGCGGGTAGATTAACCCTAACTAATGGCGACGGTGGCCCTACGCTACTCGATCTTGATTTTATAGCTGATGACTCTCATTCCGTTAACATCCCTGATTTTGGGGTACGTTTTCAGGATGATGTATGGATTGAGACTAAAACCAATATCACCGCCATGACCATGTTCTACAGCTAGCGTGCGTAAGTACTATAAGAAAGGCGGCGGAGGGGGCATGAAAGGTATGTCCATCAGTAGTGGTGATAAACGCCCTACTAAATCCGGCGCGGGTATGACCGCCAAAGGTGTAGAGAAGTATAAGCGTAATAATCCCGGCTCTAAGTTAAAGACTGCGGTTACCGAGGATAAACCAACTGGCAAACGAGCTAGTAGACGTAAGTCATACTGCGCCCGATCTGCTGGACAAATGAAGAAGTTTCCAAAGGCTGCTAAAGACCCTAATTCAAGGTTGCGGCAAGCTAGGAAACGATGGAAGTGCTAGGAGAATAGCGTGAATAAAAGTTCTAAGTCAAAGCAAATGGGTAACCTGCCCACTGCGAAAGATAAGGCACGTCAGGCCAAGTTAGACGAAGCCTCTTCTCCTGAAGGAGCACGAAAAGCAGGGAAAAAGAAATTTTTTGAGATGTACGAAGATGATGGACGTACCCCTAAGAAGCCTAAAAATAAGGAAGATAAAATGGATAGAAGTTCTATGTCAAAACAAATGATGAGTGCAGGCGGAAAGCTAAACATGGTCAAGGGAAAAGACGGTAAGATGGTTCCCGACTATGCGGCTGACGGCAAGGGCAAGATGAAAGCTGGTGGAATGGCCAAGGCGTACAAGGACGGCGGAGAAGTTGAAAAGAAGGATAAAAAAGCAGAAAAGCTAAAGAAAAATAAAGCGCAGGCGTATAAGCAGTCTAAAAAAATATACGAAGCGGAAGAATCCCTTCCCGAAGGTAGCATTAGGAAAAAAATTGTTGGGGCTACCGACAAGATCGGAGATAAAATTCGCGGTTCATCGGTAGGAAAACTTGCAAAGAAGATGGGAACAGGGACATTTTCTAGGGATGATGAAGCCCAGATGAAAGCCCGTAAAGAAGTTAAAGGGTATAATAAAGGCGGTAAGGTTCGTGGCTACGGTATGGCTCGTGGCGGCAAAGTTTGTAAGATGCGCTAATGCGTAATTATTACCGCAAAGAGACTAGCGCGTGTGGGTACAAGGAAGGCGGTACTGTAAAAGACGCGTGCTATAAGAAGGTAAAGAAGCAATATAAAGTGTTCCCGTCCGCATACGCCTCGGGAGCCATTGCTAAATGCCGGAAGAAAAAGGCTGGTAAGTAATGCGTAAGAAGATACGCAAGACAGAGAAAGGTGCTTCGTTAAAGCGTTGGTTCAAAGAGGACTGGAAAGACGTTAGCACTGGTAAGGCTTGTGGTCGAAAGAAGGGAGACGGGCGGGGCACTCCATATTGCCGTCCCAGCAAACGGGTATCTGAGAAGACTCCTAAGACCTCTGGCGAGATGTCTAGCGCCGAGAAGAAAAAGAAGGTAGCTGAAAAGAAAAGGTTAGGACAACCAGCAGGAAAGCCTAAACGAGTATCAGCTACTAAGCGGAGTAAAAAATAATGGGTATGGGCGTTAAGCACTACTTAAAAGACGGTAAAGAGCATAAGGGTGGGCTACACAAACACCCCGATGGGACTCTTATGACTGGAAAAAGTATGTCTAAAACCTCTAAAAAATTGTTCCACTACGGCAAGCTCTCTAGCAAAGCCAAAGTCAAAGCTAAATCAGGATGGGGTAAATAATGGCTACATCAGGAACTACCGCATTCGACATGGACTTCACGGAGATCGCTGAAGAAGCGTTTGAACGTGCTGGTCGTGAAATGCGTTCTGGTTATGATCTTCGCACTGCGAGACGCTCCATGAACCTGCTTACTATTGAGTGGCAGAACCGTGGCATTAACATGTGGACTATAGATAGCGGCACTATAAATCTAGTCAAAGGGCAGACCCAGTATGACTTGCCCGCAGACACTATAGACTTGCTAGAACAACAGATACGCACGGGCAGCGGTAACGCAGCAACACAGTCTGATCTCACCCTAAGTCGTATTAGTGTGAGTACTTACGCGTCTATCCCTAACAAGTTAACACAAAGTAGACCTATACAGATGTATATTGAGCGTTTACGCGACGCTCCTAAAGTTAATTTATGGCCTATACCTGACAACGACGATTATGTTTTGTACTACTGGCGTATGCGCCGTATACAAGACGCGGGTAGTGGTATACAGACTTCGGACATGAATTTTAGATTTTTTCCTTGTCTGGTAGCGGGATTAGCTTATTATATAGCTATGAAACTGCCTGAGATGGTTGACCGAGTGCCTTTATTAAAAGCTGTGTATGACGAGCAGTTTGAAATGGCCGCAGGAGAAGATAGGGAGAAGACCTCGGCTAGGTTTGTACCCCGCATAGGGTACGTATAACTATGGGCGCTCAATTTGCTTCTAGTAAAAAAGCCATTGCTTATTGCGATGTATGTGGATTTCAGTACAAACTAAGAGAGTTGAAGAACCTCGTAGTTAAGAATAGAGACACTAACATAAAAGCGTGTCCTGAGTGTTGGAACGAAGATCAGCCACAGAACAGATTAGGGGAATTTCCAGTACACGATCCCCAAGCATTACGTGATCCACGCCCTGATACTAGTTTAGGTGAGTCAGGAGATCACAGCAGTAGAGATACCCAGTGGGGTTGGAACCCAGTAGGCGGAGGATTTGATCCCTATAATTTAACTCCCAACGCGCTAACAATAGCTGGTAATATAGGGCAAGTTACAGTAATAACTTAATAGGAACGAGATAATGAAAGAGATAAAAGTAATTAAAGCCAGAGGCGTACAGCCATGCCCCGGTGCGCCCAAGACAGATATGAAAGGCGTTAAGACTTCCGGCATCAAAGTGCGCGGCACTGGCGCGGCGATTAAAGGTACTATGGCTCGCGGCCCAATGGCGTAAACTATGAATTACACAGAACTGAAAGCTAATATCCAAGACATTTGTGAGAACACATTCACAGATGACCAGCTTGCTATGTTTACGCAACAGGCAGAGCAAAAGATATATAACTCAGTTCAGATACCCGCGCTACGTAAGAATGTTACAGGTACGCTATCTAACGGTAATCAATATTTAGGTATGCCCTCCGACTTTTTATGGTCGTATTCTTTGGCGGTTATAGACGGTAGCGGTAACTATACGTTCCTTCTGAACAAAGACGTTAATTTCCTACGCGAAGCCTACCCTAATAACACAAGCACTGGGTTACCAAAACACTACGCGTACTTTGATGACGACTCGTTCATGCTTGGGCCTACTCCCGATGCGGCGTATAGTATGGAGCTTCACTACGGGTATTACCCTCAGACTATAGTTACCGCAGGTACTACGTGGCTGGGAGATGAATTTGACTCCGCACTGTTAAACGGTGCGTTAGTAGAAGCAATACGATTTATGAAAGGCGAACCAGATATTGTATCTAATTACGAGAAAATGTTTGGGTTGTCTATAGGGTTACTAAAGAATCTTGGTGACGGTAAGTTACGTGAAGATACATATCGTTCTGGACAATTCAGAACACCAGTTAGTTGAGGAACTAAAAAATGGCAATAACACAAGCAATGTGTACTTCTTTTAAAATCGCTCTGTTAGACGGAGAGATGGATTTTAGTAGTGACACATCACAGGCTTTTAAAATCGCGTTGTACACGTCTAGCGTAACTCTAAGTGCCGCTACTACTGCTTACGCTACTACTAACGAAGTGTCAGGTACAAACTATACTGCGGGGGGAAATACACTTACTATTTCCGCTAACCCTGCCTCGTCGGGTACCACGGCATTCTTAGACTTTGCAGATACTACGTGGGTTGACGCTACTATTACTGCTCGCGGTGCTCTTATTTATAAAGCAGGGGGTACAAACCCTGCGGTCGCAGTATTAGATTTCGGCGGGGATAAAACCTCTACAGCCGGTGACTTTACTGTGCAATTTCCCGCAGCAGACGCTACAAACGCTATCATACGTATTGCTACTCCATAAGGTAGTTATATGCCGTCTTCTGTTGAGTATGTAGGTTGGGGTAACGGTGCTTGGGGCCAAACGGCTTGGGGTACCGACCTAACTATAGTATCGGTTGACGGTATTGCCTCAGAAGGGGCGATAGGCTCTGTAACGGTAGATGCGGAAGCAAACCTAACAGTAACGGGCGTAGAAGCGGCTGGAGGTATTGGTACAGCTACGATTGACGCTGAATCAGATGTTATGGTTACCAGCGTTGCCGGAGCTGTTGCTTTAGGTACCGTTACAGTAGATGCAGAAGCCGATGTAGCAGTAACTGGCGTAGTAGCTGAAGGAGCTGTAGGTACACTAACTGCAACAGGCATAGCAAACCTAACAGTAACGGGTGTAGAAGCTGATGGAGTTGTAGGGACAGCTACAGTAGACGCTGAAGCAAACGCTACCGTAACAGGGCTATCAGCCGTAGGTTCAGTTGGTACAGTTACCACAGACGCTGAAGCAGATGTATCTGTAACAGGCGTAGCCGCAGAAGCAGTGTTAGGTACCGTTGCCATTGGGGTAGGTGTAACCATACCTGTTACTGGGTTAAAGGCAGAAGCCGAACTAGGTACGGTAGTAACCACCGCCGATGCAGATATTTCCGTAATTGGGTTATCTGCGGTAGTATACGTAGGACAAGTATTAGTATGGGGTGAGATTGATGACGACCAAGACCCCAACTGGCAGAACATAGATGATAGTCAGACTCCAACATGGAGTGGGGTATCGAACACACAAGACCCGAATTGGGAAAATATAGCCGCATGAGGTTGAACAGATGACAACGCAATATACTCCGATCCTAAAACTCGCACTCCCCGTGCAGGGCGAACTTAGTGGTACATGGGGAGATGTAGTAAACGATAACATAACCTCCATGATCGAGCAGGCTATTGCCGGACGCTCAGTTGTAAACACTTGGTCTGGTAACTCTCACACGCTGACTACTGCTAATGGCACTACCGCAGAAGCGCGGGCGGCTATGCTGTCTTTGACCGATACAGGTACCCAACTTAGTGCCGCAGGTACTGTAGTTTGTCCCGCTCTAAGTAAAACATATATTGTCAAGAACGGCGCAGGTCAAGTAATTACGGTTAAAACAGCTTCTGGTTCTGGTATTGCTATTCCTAACGGTAAGACAATGCTTGTGTACTGTGATGGTACCAACGTACTAGAAGGCGTAGACCACGTAGTTACGCTCTCTGCGGGTACTCTTACTATCACTGGCCTTACTACTTTCGCCTCCCTTAAAGGTGCTGACGCAACAACAGTTACAGGCATTCTTGACGAAGATAACATGGCGTCCAACAGTGCTACTAAACTTGCTACTCAGCAATCTATTAAAGCGTATGTTGACGCTCAAGTTGACACGACGGACACTCTAGCTGAAATACTTGCAATTGGTAACACCACCGGATCAAACGATATTGATGTAGACGCCGCTCAGAAGGTTCAATTCCGTGACGCTTCTATATACATTAACTCTAGCGCAGACGGACAGCTTGACATTGTTGCAGACACTGAGATTCAGATAGCCACTGCAACCGTAGACCTTAACGGTAACCTAGATGTTTCTGGCACAGCCCTTGTTACTGGAACCTTAGACGTTGATGGCGCTACTCAACTTGACTCCACTCTTACTGTAGGCGTTAACGACACAGGGCATGATGTTAAGTTTTTTGGAGCTACCTCTGGGTCTTACATGCTCTGGGACGAGTCAGCAGATGACTTGATCTTGGGAGGCGCAGCAGGTCTTACTATCGCAGGCGACATAGACGTAGACGGCACGACTAACCTTGATGTCGTGGACATTGATGGCGCTGTGGATATGGCAAGCACTCTAGCGGTCACAGGAGAAATCACAGCCAACGGTGGTATAGACGTTACTGGCACTGTTACAGCAGATGGTTTAACTGTAGATGGTAACAATGATATTCAAATAAATCGTGATGGAGTTAGCTCCGCAAAATTGTTTTGGAACAGAGGTACTACTCAAGACGCTGGAATAGAGTTAGATGCTGATGAAACCTTGAAAATCACTGTTGATGATGCTGGGTTGGGGGGCAAGGAGTTATTGCTGGTAAATAATGGCAAGCAAGGTTTTAAATTGTCTGACGGTGGAGACATATCCTTTTACGAAGACACCGGCTCAACGGCTAAGTTCTTTTGGGACGCTAGTGCAGAACGATTAGGCATAGGCACCACATCTCCAAGCCAAGAACTTGAGATTTATAAAAGCTCAGGAGATTGCAACGTGTTAATATCATCCAATAACGGAGCCTCTCAAATATTCTTTGGTGATACCGAAGATGTTAATGTGGGTATCATTCGTTACGATCACGCAAGCAACTTCATGCGCTTTAACGTCAATGCTTCAGAAGCCATGCGAATAGACTCATCTGGCAACGTGCTTGTTGGTAAGACTGCATTTGGGTTATCAACAGACGGGGTGCAGCTAAGTCCTCTTAACTCTAGTGCATTTACAGCATCATCCTCCGTTCCTTTGTACGTTAACCGCAAAGGGAATGATGGCGAACTAGTCAACTTCCGCAAAGACGGCCTAACTGTTGGGTCTATTGGTGTCGTGGGTGGTTCAATTATATTAGGTAGAGGAGACACCGCATTAGCTCTTAATGATGTTTTAGACGCTGTATATCCCATAGAAGCAGATGGTACTCCGAGAGACGCGGCTATTGATTTAGGACGTTCTGGAACATCTGGTCGCTTCAAAGACCTCTACCTATCAGGCGGTGTTGTCTTTGGAACAACAGGTGGGTCAGTTTCAAGTAAAACCTTGGATGACTATGAGGAGGGTACTTGGACTCCTTCTTTTGGAGGAACAGGAGTAAACCCTTCTGTAAGTTTCTCAACTACTGGCCCTGCCGAATACGTCAAAGTGGGAACAGTAGTAACGGCTTCAATGGCATTTTTTGGCGATATTACAGCGGCAGGTTCGGGAGCGGCATCTATACAGGGTCTGCCGTTTCAGGCAAAGGGTTCAAGAGGTGTGGCTTCAATTAATTATAACAGTGCAACAGCAAATCCAACTACAGGGGTTTCAGGTTATATAGAAGACAACGCAATCATCTGCTACTTGCATCAAGGTGGCTCAACTACTGGTGAATCGTGGGCGGCAGGAACAAGCCAAAGACTGTTTTTTAGTATTACATATATCGTAGATTAATAACAACCATACGCCTATCGGACGGTAGGCACAGACAGGAGAAGTACAAATGGCATTAACTAAGACAGTAGTAGAAGATAAGATAGAGGTAGTTGGAAGCTACAAGTCAGTACAAATAAGAACAGCCACAGTCATCAAAGAGGATGGCGTAGAGTTATCACGCTCATTCCACAGACACGTTGTAACAGCAGGACAGGACTACTCTGGTGAATCTACAGAAGTCCAAGCAATCTGTGCGGCTGTACATACGGCGGAAGTTGTAGCGGCTTATGAAGCCTCTCAAGTAACCCCCGAAGATGGTGCGCCCTAATGGAACTAACACTCAAGAGCCTCAAGTCTAAGACAGTACAGTTCTCCATAGCCCTAGCTGTCCTGAGCATCCTCCAAGGCTATGTAGGCTTCTTGCCTGTTAGCCCCGCAGGACAGGCTACGGTGGGATGTATAATCGCAAGCTGCGTCACGGTACTTAGATTTGTAACAACCACTGGCATAGCTGACAAGTAAAGGAGAATAACTATGGGCGAGAAAAAAACAACTCCCATTACGATCAATGACGTTGAATACACTTATGAAGATATGACCATAATCCACCTGTACCCGCTCTGCTTCGGTATCGGGCTTAAGTCCACTTAGGTGGCCTCTACACAGCCTATGTAGACATCACAGAAGCTCAGGCTATTGGATGGGTACAGGCTGATGTAGATGCTGTGTTGCGCTTTGTAACTACCACTGGTATTGCTGATAAGTAAAGGAGATAACTATGGGCGAGAAAAAAACAACTCCCATATCGATAAACGATAAAGAATACACTTATGAAGATATGACCGAGCAACAGCAGGCAATGGTTAATCACTGTAATGACTTAGACAGAAAAATTAAGTCCACCCAGTTTAACCTTGACCAATTGTCAGTAGGTAAGGATGCATTTATCAGCATGCTAGTTTCCGACATTGAGAAAGAAGAAGCTGAAGAGTAACTATGTTACTAGCCTTTGCGTTGATCGTTACAGTAAACGGTGAGGTTGACGCAAAGGCAACAAGTTACTGGCGCAGTTTAGAAAGATGTAGGTGGTTCGCAGAAGAGCTTACCGCACAAGGCATAAGAAGACGTTACCACACGCCAGTAATGGCTTATTGCATCCCAAAATATGTAAACCCTAATAAGGTTCCAGTACACGATTAAAGGCTCCATAATGGCAACTGTAAAAGAAGCGTTACTTAAACTTGAAGCCCACGAAAGAGAATGTACTGTGCGCTATACCAACATAGAAAGACGCTTAGATTCAGGTAGCGAAAGGTTTAAAAGGTCTGAACTTATGCTATGGGGTATGTACCCACTAATAATTGGGTTGTTTATTGTAGAGAGGTTATAGATGGCGATTTTATCAAGTCTTATCGGCCCAGTTACAGGTCTTCTTGACAAATTCATAGAAGATAAAGATCAGCGCAATGCTTTGGCGCATGAAATTGCAACAATGTCACAGAAATACGCGCAAGAAAGTGTCATGGGGCAGTTAGGTGTCAACAAGGTTGAAGCGGCTCACAAGTCCTTATTCGTAGCCGGATGGCGTCCATTCGTGGGGTGGGTAGCTGGAGTTGGCCTAGCCTATAACGTAATTATTGCTCAAATACTTGGTATCTGGTTTACCGTGCCAGAAGTTGACCCTTCATTATTAACCCCCGTGCTTATGGGCATGTTGGGTATGGGCGCAATGAGGTCTTACGAAAAGGCCAAAGGCGTACAAAGAGAGAAATAATGTTAGCCGAAATAGCGGCAGCTAATGCTGCATTTCAAGTCATTAAAGGAGCCTTGTCCAACGGCAAAGAGCTTTATGATGTTTCGGCTAAAGCCACGGAATATTTTGACAATAAGTCAGCCATTGTTAAGAAAGCTCAGAAGGGTGGAGGCAAAGAAGAACTCCAGTGCTTTATGGAGCTTGAAAAGATCAAAGAGCAGGAGGAATGGCTCAAAGAGTACATGATCTACGCAGGAAGAGCAGATATGTACAAAGACTGGCTACAATTTCAGTCTAAGTGCAAAAGAAATAGAGAAAGAGCAGAGCGTATACGCAAAAATAAAATAGCAAGTAACATAGCACTTTTTTGGGCTGTATTGCTTTGGGGTACAGGAGGATTAGTTATACTGCCTTTGAGCTTATACATAGCGTTTAAAATATTTGGAGTCATATAGAAATGAAGTACTTTAAAATAGGAGAGTTTGATTGCCAAGAAACTGGCGAAAACGCTATGGACACTGGGTTCCTTAAAGTACTAGAGCATTTGCGTGAGGTCTGTGACTTCCCGTTTATAATTAATAGCGGGTACAGGTCACCTAACCATAGTATAGAAGCTGCAAAGGTTGCGACAGGTAAAAAATTAGGAACTCATGCACAAGGCATAGCCGCTGATATTAAAGTATCTGGAGGCGCACAACGCCTAGCTATAGTAAAACATGCGTCAGCTATGGGAATGTCCGTGGGGGTTGCAAAAACCTTCGTACACGTTGACACTCGTAAGACTGAGCCAATGTGTTGGTGCTACTAGGAAATAATCATGCCACTTAAAAAACTAATACTAAAGCCCGGAATTAACCGCGAGAACACTCGATACACTAGTGAAGGTGGTTGGTACGACTGCGATAAGATACGATTTCGCCAAGGTACGCCGGAAAAGATTGGTGGGTGGCAGCGTATATCAGCTACTACATTCCTAGGTGTATGCCGCTCTTTATGGAACTGGGTTACCCTAGGTAGTCAGAACCTGATCGGCGTAGGCACTAATCTGAAGTTCTATATCGAGAACGGTGGTGCTTACAACGACATCACACCCTTACGTGCTACTGTAACCCTGACTAGCCCGTTTGAGACTACTAGTGGTTCGCCTATAGTAGAGGTTACTGACGCTAGCGGCGGGTACTCTGACGGTGATTTTGTTACCTTTAGTGGTGCAAGTGCTGTAGGTGGCCTCACTCTAAACGCCGAGTATCAGCTAACTGAAACTACTACTGCTAACGTGTATACGGTTGATGCGGGCACTAACGCAAGTTCAAGTGCTACAGGGGGTGGTACGGTAACGGCTGCATATCAGATAAATGTTGGCCCCGCGTTTGTTGTTCCCCTAGTAGGTTGGGGCGCAAGTAGCTGGGGTTCTGGTACGTGGGGCATTGGTACTACCTCTACCGACTCTATACGCCTGTGGAGCCAAGCTAACTTCGGTGAAGACCTTGTCTTCGGGCCGCGTGATGGCTCTATATACCTCTGGGATGCCACAAACGGGCTAACCACTAGGGCAGTAGCTCTTACAGGCACGGAAGTACCAACGTCACAGAAACTCATTCTAGTGTCTGACATTAACAGGTTTGTGTTTTGTTTCGGTGCAAATGAGATTTTCTCCTCCACTGTTAATCCCATGCTAGTCCGTTGGTCAGACCAAGAAGATGCTACTAACTGGTCACCTGCGGCAACTAACCAAGCGGGCGACCTTATACTATCTAACGGCACACAGATCGTTGCTGCTAAACAAGCACGTCAAGAAGTACTAGTGTGGACTGACTCTGCCCTATACGCGTTACAGTACGTTGGTGCCCCCGCTGTGTGGACTGCACAGTTAGTCGGTGAGAACATCTCTATCGCTGCACAAAACGCTGTGGCCTACGCTAACGGCGTGGCTTACTGGATGGGTAAGGACAAGTTCTACATGTACGATGGCCGTACTCAACCCCTACAGTGCGACTTACGCAAGTTTATATTCAACGATTTTAATACAGAGCAGTACGAGCAGGTGTTCGCAGGGACTAACGAGTCGTACCACGAGATTTGGTGGTGGTATTGTTCTACAGACTCTAACGTGTCAGACCGTTACGTAGTTTATAACTACCTAGAGCAAGTATGGTACTACGGTACTATGAGTCGTACGGCATGGCTTGATTCGGGGTTAAGAAACTACCCACTAGCTGCTACGTACAGTAACAACTTGGTTAACCACGAGCAGGGTGTTGACGACAACGAAACAGCAGTCACTGCGGCTATACCTGCGTACGTATCCTCTGCACAATTTGATCTGGAAGACGGGCATCAGTTTGCCTTTATCTGGCGCATACTACCGGACATTACGTTTGATGGCTCTGAAGTAGGCTCTCCTATGGCTACCATGACGTTGTTGCCCTTGCAGAACTCCGGTTCGGGGTATAATGACCCAGCCTCTGTAGGAGGCTCTAATAGTGGAGGGATTACGCGTACTGCTACGTTACCCGTAGAGCAGTTTACAGGGCAGATATTCACACGCGTACGTGGACGGCAGCTTGCTATAAAGGTAGAATCTAGCGAGATTGGAGTTACTTGGCAGTTGGGTAGCCCGCGTATAGATATGCGAGCAGACGGGAGACGGTAATGGCTGTAGACAATACTAGGTACAATGTACCTTTTCGTGCGCCAGCTCTGCCTTACCCCCCGCAGGTATACGACCAACAGTCGTTTGAAGAGTTTAACAAAGTACTACGTATCTACTTTAACCAGTTAGATAACGCACTGAGAAACGCTATGGCAGTTCAAGAACCCTACGAGTTGCAAGTATCTAAAGGCCAGATTGCAGGTGCTACTTCGTTCTATAAGTTCGGATTTAACCCTGACATAGATGGCACTGAAGAGACTATATGGGGTACGGGAGGTAATTACCCTTACCTTACATCCGCCTCCACGGTGTATATAAGTAGTTCTAGCACTGCCGATTCTAACGGGGGTACGGGCGCTAATACGGTAACTGTAGAAGGTGTAGATGGTAGTTACAACGCTAAGAGCGTAACTGTGAACATGAACGGCCAGACTCAGGTGCAGGTAGGCGATGCTAGCTCGTGGTTACGTGTTAACAGGATATTCGTAGTTACCTCTGGTAGTGGGGGCACTGCTGCGGGAGACATATACGTAGCTAACAGTGGAGTAAGTTCTGGAGTACCCACAGGCGTTACGTATGCGAGCGTTACACAGGGAGACAACCAGTCGCAGATGGCGGTATATACTGTCCCTGCTGGACACACTTTGTACCTAGATGACGTTAGCTTTACCGCTGCATTGGGCATAGCGTCTAAGAATGTTACAGTTAAATTTGTACTACGTAACTTTGGCACTGACACGTTTAGGACTGGAATTATAGAGACTGTGCAGAGTAACAGCCTGTTAGTCCCTTTTAACTACCCGTTTGCTATACTAGAAAAAACAGATGTTGAGTGCCGTGCATTTTCGGACACTACCAACGTAGAAGTCAGCGCATCCTTCCAAGGCGTGTTAATAGCTAATTAAAGGGCATCTATGAAGACTTACGACAGCAAGAAGAAAAAACTTCCTAGGTACGAAGTACTCATGCGTTTCGCTGAAAACGTAGGTACGGGAGACATCCCTATAAAAGCCGCTATGGTATCCGTAGCGCAAGAATTAGCCATGCCTAACGCTAGTGTTGTGCAATTTGGTAACACAGTATTCGGTGGGCACAGCCGTAAGGGTGGCACTAAGATGATGGGCAGAGTGTTTAACGTGGACACCGCTGAAAACTTTGTCGCTAACATGTTGCAATATGTAGAGTACCTACAAGAAAAAGGTATAACGCATTATGTCGTGCAATTTGATAAATCTTATGGTGAGAAGTTAATGCCCGTACTAAAAGAGCTAAAAGATTTAATTACTCCTGCTGGCGGCAATATCCATGTAGGTATTACCGAAGACGATAAGTACGCGGTGTTCGTGCTAATACCTGAGATGGAGTCTTAGTATGAGTTTTGTAGTAGATGCCATTAAAGACATAGGAAGTTGGATCGACGATGAAATTTGGGAACCCATAAAAGACGTAGGTTCTTGGTTAGACGACGAAATATTTCAGCCTGTTATTAAGACGGTAGAAGATCAGATACAGGCGATCATTGACGACCCTGTAAAAGCCGTACTTAAAGCTGTAGCCGTAGCTACAGGGCAAGCTGCGTGGGCTTTACCTTTAATTGAGGGCGCAGATGCTATAGATGAAGGCGGTAATATTGGCGATGCTTTGAAGGCTGCTGCTGTATCGTATGTGTCTATGCAAGCTGGCGACGTAGCAGGAGAATTTGCAGCGGGAGTTGGGGAGTCAGTAGGTAGCGTAATATCCAATGAAGCTGTAAGTGCGTTTGTAACCGAAGCAGTTACCGCAGGTACTAGAGAAGCTATCGGAGCAGTTATAACGGGACAAGACCCTTTGGACGCATTTTTGTCGGGGGGTGTGAGTGTCGGAGTTGGTAGAGTCCTTGGAGAGATTAATGACCGTACAGGCGGGGCACTAGACAAACTAGAAGAGTTAGGTGAGTTTAGAGAAGACGATCCTAACACTCCTATAGTCTATGACGACGACGGCAAAGTAATATCTGGAGACGAATCCCAGTCCGTAGGTAGTATAGTTAGAGATTTAGTGCAGCAGGGTGTTACTGATCAGCTAGCTACTGGAGAGATTAACGAAAGACGTATGGCGGGCATAATCTCGTCTGCGGTTGTTACCACGAAAGTAGTGTCAGACCTCGTAGGGGACTATGTAGGCGACGATAACGCTCTGTTTAATACCAAGATGCTGACTGTATCCGTACAAAATGCCCTGAATGTCGCTATGACTGAAGGAGACGTGTCAGAAGCATTTATGGTTAGTCTGGCCAGACAGATTGGTTATGCGAGCGTAAAGGCTTTAAACGAGGGTACATTCCAACAAGAGTTTGGAGACGCGTGGGACAGAGTAACGGGTAAGTTTGCAACCTTAAACGATCAAGGGCTATTGGTAGAAGGAGCCGTAGATGCGCATACTGCCGTTGTAGATGAGATAAACGACATTGCCCAACAGATTAAAGAAGGGTCTGAAGAACTGCTTCGCTTAAAAGGTATACCGCAAAAAATCCTACAAGGTTCTGATGGCCCTATGCGTATGTCTAGGATAGAAAGAACTAGGTTAGAACTCGCACAGGATAATGTACTTATCTACGAAGCGAAGTTTCAGGAATTAGTGACTAACGAGCTTGCCCCTAGATTAGAGGTGTTAAACCCTTTATATGACAGCACTGCTGCGGATTACCAAACAGCCGTAGATAATTACACTGAGACTTATGCTACGTTAGAGGAGTCTACTCAAGAACTTAACGGGGCTTTAGCGCCTGCGTTTGCCGGTATTAATCAAGCCACAGTTGAAAACATAAGCCCTGATTTTGACGCTGAGTTCTACGCCGAGCAGAACGGTATAACTAAAGAAGAGGCGTACGACCACTATTTAACCGAAGGATTGTTTAGCAACCTACCTTCTAACCAGACTACTCTTACGGCACAGAACTCTGCGGCGGTAAATGGCGTAATAAATGCTGCCGCAAAAACAATAGGGTTAGATGCCTCTCAGTTAACTGATGCCCAAAGAAAAACTATAAGCGAAAAACTTACTACTATGGCTGGGTCGGGAAGCATATCAGACATACCCGAACAGAACGCTGTACAAGGCTTACTAAGCTCTATTAACAACCCCGATGGTACGGGCGAAGAGTTCTTTAAAGCTACACAAAATAATGACGGTAGCTGGGACTACGAGTATTCTTCTACTTCTAGTACGTTTGGTAAAGCTGAAGGAGTAACCAACGCAGATATACGCGACGGTAAGGCAGAACTAGTAATAGACCCTGACACAGGACAACGCGTTTGGACGAATGTACCTACGGAATCTCACTGGAATGAACATTTAGGAGACATAGTTCAGACAGACTCAGAGACAGGCGAGCAGTTCTATATGGATGCTGATGGCAACCGTATGAACGTAATGGACGTACCTGATGTAGACATAGATGCAGTAAACGCAGCTAACCCTAACGCGGGGATTGGGTCTGGAAACGACACCCTGCAAGATTTAGCAGAAAACGACCCTCAAGCCTTTACTGACGTAGTAAACGATAACAACCTTTCAAACCCAGACACAGGGGCTACCCCCGCACCTGACTGGTTATTACAGGCACTGGCAGACGGAGCTACCTACCTACAAGGTGATGAAGACACCGCGCCTGCTAGCGAAGCTGTTCAGAATGCGTACGCTAACGGTATACGAGCAACCGCAGGGATAATCGAATCGTTTAATGGCTTTGCTACCGCGTTTGGTTCTGACCCTGCGGGTACCGCAGCGGGTAAGTTTGCTGCTGATATGGCTAAGATTGGAGAAGGCGCTAACACCGCAGGATACAAAGAAGCCGTTGGCGGTATGCGGGAGTTCCAAGCGGGGCTAGAGCGTAAAGACGACCCTAATACTCCTATAGTCTACGACGAAAACGGTGAGTATGTATCTGGAGACGAGAGTAAGAAGAGTCTTTGGGAAGGTGCGCAGGGTATATTTAAAACCGCAGCTAACCACCCCGCAGCATTCTTTGGAGAATACGTATCCGTAGAGTTCATGCAGGAAGCAGCGCCGTTATTAGTGGGCGGTCTAGCTACTCTAGCAGGCCGAGCTACGGCAAAAGTCTTAGGTGCTGGACTTACAAAGGAACTATCGCAAGAAGCCGCACAAGCAATAGGTAGAAAAGCAGGTCTTACCGCTGCCGCAGCCACTGATGTAGCAGAAGCATGGGGAGGCACCGCAGGTGGTGCGTACGAGCAAGGCCACGCTACCTTTATGAAGATGGCGGGTAAAGAAGCAGACATATTAGAATTATCTGGCCCTGCTAGAGATGCTTTCTTAGCTGCGCAAGATATAAAAGCACGGGAGTATGCCCTAAATTTAGCTATTAATTCCGGTAACGTAGCAGGAGTCATGGCTATAGGTTCTCTTGCCGTAGGTGGCATGGCACTTGAGAAGTTGTTTATAAACGGAAAGCCTCCTGTAGAGTTTAAAGGGCTGTACAACGAAATATCAAGGCGGTTGTCAGAAGGCGCTACAATAACTGTTAAAGAAGGCGTAACAGAAGCCTTTGAAGAAGGCGCGGCTACCGGATACACGTCAGGAAGGCTATCGCTAATAGACCCTGATATTGATGTAATGGGGGATGTTGGAGCCGCCGCTGCGTTAGGAGGGATAGTAGGAGGTACTATATCTGGAGGCATATACAGCATAGCGTCTACAGGTGACTTTGTATCCGACCTAGTAATAAGTAATAACCCTGATGCGTTAGAGCTTCTAAACAACTCCGAAAACTACAGCCAAGAAGAATTACAGACCAAGCTAAACAATTTCTTGGGCGACCCACAAGTTGCCACCGATGCAATGAACTTCTTGTACGACGAAGTTTACACAAGCACTGCCGAAGCTGTTGATGCACTAGAATCGCTAGGGCTACCTTACACACCTGAAGACGTTACCAATACCACAGGATCAACCCCCGATGCCGACTTAGATGATGAGTTAGCTTCGTACTGGGCAATGGCCTATGGCAATGATAACGACAGTGACGGGGATGGCATACCTAACAACCAAGACCCTAACCCTAGCAGCCCGTATACCGATGCTGAAACGCCCCCCTCTGCTGACCCTGTTGATCCTCAAATAGAAGCAGATAGATTAGCCGCTGAAGCCGAAGCAGATAGGTTAGCCGCTGAAGCACAAGCAGAAGCAGATAGGTTAGCCGCTTTAGCCGCTGAAGCCGCCACACAAGCAGAAGCAGATAGATTAGCCGCTGAAGCAGCCGCAGCCCAAGCCGAAGCAGATAGGTTAGCCGCCGAAGCTGAAGCCGCAGCTCAAGCCGAAGCAGAAAGACTCGCTAAAATAGAAGCAGATAGATTAGCCGCTGAAGAAGAAGCAGATAGATTGGCCGCTGAAGAAGAAGCAGCTCAAATAGAAGCAGATAGGTTAGCTGCGGAGGAAGAGGCAGGAGGTAGGTGGGTAGACTTGGGGCCATACGGCGGTCGTGTATGGATAAGCAACGATGGCACTATTACTTCCGGGCCTCCTTCTGATGTTGATCCTCAAATAGAAATAGATAGGTTAGCTCAAGAAGAAGCAGATAGGTTAGCTCAAGAAGAAGAAGCAGCCGCAGCGCAAGCCGAAGCTGAAGCCGCAGCTCAAGCCGAAGCAGAAAGACTCGCTAAAATAGAAGCAGATAGATTAGCCGCTGAAGAAGAAGCAGATAGATTGGCCGCTGAAGAAGAAGCAGCTCAAATAGAAGCAGATAGGTTAGCTCGAATAGAAGCAGATAGATTAGCTGCCGAACAAGCTAGATTAGCCCAAGAAGAAGCAGATAGATTGGCAGAAGTAGCTAGATTAGCGGATATAGCTGACAGAGAAGCCGCGCAAGAAGCCGCTAGATTAGCCGCAGCAGAAGCTGCACGTTTGGCGGAAGAAGCTGCCATAGCTAGAGAGGCCATAGCAACGGGTGAAAGAGATGTAATCGCTGATAAAGTAGGTATCCGTGCAGTAGAAGATGACCCTGATACAGAAGAGGATGAATCTGCTGACGCTACAGGTATATACAAAGAGATAGAAGACCTATTAGCTCAAGGTGATAGCATAGAAGAAGCTATTGCTAAAGTCGCAGGTGATTTGGGTGAAACTGAAGAAGCTATACTAACTGCTTTAGGTACTACAGAAGATAACTTACGTGAAGAGTTTGAAACGGGACTCGCGGATGTAACTACTAAACTGGGCGACATGGAAACCGACATCTTGTATAAGATGAAGGAGTACCAAGACCAGAACTTAACTGCGGATGAAGCCCTTTCTAAAGCAATAGACGATGTATCTACCGATCTAGGTAAGACTAAAGAAGAAATACTCACGGAGTTAGGTGAGACTGAAGAAACCCTGATAACTCGTTTTGACGAGGGTATGGCTGATCTTGGATTAGAAATAGATAACGTCGCTAACTTTGTAGGTAAGCCTGCCGGTGACATTACTGCAACAGATGTAGATTTTTACGCGGATTACCTAGCACAACAAGAAGTACTTAGCGAGGCTGATCGGGCTTCTTTTGTTCCCACTGACCAACAATTGCAGTATGATGTTAACAACGATGGTGTAATTGATGCGGCTGACCAAGCCCTTGTGCAGGGAGCCTTTGGTGGCAATGAAGTAGCATTAGGCGGTAAGTTCGCATCCACTGGTTTGTATGCCTACAACGATGCAATAGCCGCACAGCAAAAGCAAGAAGCTGAACAGCAGTTTAAAGAAGAGCAAGAGTTAGAACAACAACGGCAGTTTGAGGTTCAAACTCAGATTGACCAGAACCAAAGACTCAACAAGTTTGATGACGAAATACGTAGGGTAGCGGAGATGCAAGCCGCGCAGCCTACAGTAGCTACTACTAAGAAGATGGGACTAGCGAAAATCGGCCCGCAGTATGGTTTTGATACTATATTCGCTAACCAACAACAAGAGCAGGCTTATGGCACTCCATTTGGAGGGTACGGCCCTAGTTCTAGTCCTCTTGGGCAAAGTCCATTTGGCGTTAGAAAAGCGTCAGGTGGTATAATCAAAGACAGTACAGATAGACTATTAAAGATAATTGGAGAAGACTAATGGGCTGGTATTCAGATACAGTAAACTTTCTTACGGCTGACGGTGGTGCGGCAGAAGGATTTTTTAATAGCGATTTAGTTAGTGGGGCTTTACAAGGTGCTGCAACTAGCGGACTTAATCAATTCTTTCAGCCAGACATCCCAAAAGTAGGGTATCAGGGCAAGATTCCTGAGCTACAAGCTGTGCGCGAACGAGTACCTATGCAGCAACCTACCGAAGGACAGCCTGCCCGCAGGCCCGGAAGCCAAGGCCGTAGATACTTCTCAGATACCCAGTTTGCAGAACGCCCTGACACACCAACTCCTACGGTAGAGGAAGCACGGGCAGCGGCTCAAGCACAGGCACGGGAGTTAGGGCAGGCCCAGAATCCTCAAGCCCCTCAAGGTCTAGCTATGGGTGGTATTGCCTCTGCACATAACGGTTACTACCTAGGTGGTAAGACTGATGGCATGGCTGACGATGTGCCAGCAAGCATTGATGGTAAGCAAGAAGCCCGTCTTAGTGACGGTGAGTTCGTTATTCCTGCTGACGTAGTAAGTCACCTAGGCAACGGTAACTCTGATGCAGGCGCAGACCAGTTGCACGGTATGATGAACAACGTACGTATGGAACGCACGGGTAATCCAGAACAAGGTAAACAAATAGACCCTAACAAGTTTATGCCTACTATGGCTCAAGGTGGTGGAATAGCCGCGTATAACTACGGTGGTTCTGTCTATAAAAACTATAGCCCCAAAACTAACTTCGCAGAGGGAGACCCTGTAGTAGGCGGAGGAGATACTTCAACAGGCGGTGTTGATCCTATTGTAGGGGAAGTAGCGGGAACTGAATCTAGTCTATCTAACTGGGCTGGCGACTATGTAACTGACATGCTCGGACAAGGTAAAGCACTGGGTAATCAGGCGTATCAAGCCTACCAAGGCCCGCTTAGTGCCGGAGAGTCAGGGCTACAGCAGCAGGCGTTTGCAGGTATTGGTAGTCTACAAGCTCCTACTAATATGGGAGTTAACGCTTTTACCGCAGCAGACGCTCAAGCAGGTATGAACCCATACTTAATGTCTTCGCTTAACCCGCAACTAGAGGAAGCGCGACGTCAGTCAGAGATAGATCGTATTGCTAATGCAGGACGCATGACGCAGGCAGGGGCGTTCGGTGGTTCACGTCAGGCTCTTATGGATATGGAAAATCAACGCAACCTACAGACTAACCTAGCAGATATAACAGGTAAGGGCTACGCCTCTGCATATGACAGGGCGAGAGAGCAGTTTAACTTAGATCGAGACAAGAGTAATCAGTACGGGTTTGACGTACTCGCTAGGCAAGAAGGTGCAGGCGCTACTCAGCGAGGCATCGAAAGCGAAGGTATGGCCGCAGATTACGCACAGTTTAAAGAAGAACGTGACTTCCCTTACAAGCAAGTACAGTATATGCAGTCACTACTGCAAGGGTTGCCACTAGAAGCACAATCAGTTTCTTACAACGCCCCTAGTACCGCAGCACAGTACGCAGGTACAGCAGAGACCATAGAAGATATATACAACAAGTATTTAGGCGGAGGTTCTCAGGGTACTGGTGAATGGCAGTTTGGAGGCGCGACCGCAGCGGAAGTAGAGGCTGAATATGCGGCTGACCCTAGTATTACTCCGGCGGCAATAGCGGCAAAATACTCGCAATAGAATTTAAAGTTTTAGGAGATACCCATGTTACAAGCAGGCGGCATAGATAAGTTAGTAGAGCAAAAAGCAGATGCGTATAGAGGTAACCCTCAAGCATTACAAAAAAGATACTCTCAGAATCAAGAGTTGATGGATTTGCTCGCCATGCAGAAGCTGAAAACTGAAAAAGAAGCCGCTTCTAGGGAAATGGCGCTAAAAGCTGAACAGACTCCAAACACTATAGCAGAGCAATACGAGCAGCAGTTAGTGGGTATGAACAAGAACGAGATGGCTGGACAAGTAGCTGGGGTTCTTGGGCAGAAACAAAAACAATCTCAACAGAAACAACAAGCTATGGGTATGCCTCCTCAGAAACCCCAAGGCCAACGGCCTCCTATGCCTCAAGGCGCTCCTCAAGGTATCGCTAGTCAGCCTCGTCCTAACATGCAAGGCATGGCCCAAGGCGGAATTATTGGCTACGCCGCAGGTGATAAGGTAGAAGCTAAAGGTAGTAGGCTAGAGCAAGCATTAAAAGCGATAGGAGTATCCTATAAAGACTACAGGGCTATGCGTCCAGAGCAAAGAAAAGAACTTGACGCTAAGATACAACAAGAATACGTAAAGCAACGTGAAGAGTTTACTGCCGCAGGCGTACCCGAGATGCCTATTTCAGCGGCAATAGATAAGGCAATGGTGCCTACTCCTGAAAGAGTTGCTAGTGATGCGGCGGCAAAAGCTAAGTACGATAAAAAGCAATCTATGGGTGCCACAGGGTTAGATGCGCTCCTTGCCGATGACGAGTTGCTCGCTGAAGAAACAACTCAAGTAGCCAAAGCAACTGATGCGGCCAATGCTGTTAACGTAGCTACTGGACAAACTATAGGGCAGCCTCCTATGGGACAACCTCCCGCTGGGCAAGCTCCCGCTGGTGGAGCTGAAGCTGAATCTATGCTTGGTATAGTTGGGTTATCTACGGAGGACTTAAACAAAACCGTTGACACGAGTGGTATAGGCCAAACGCAAGTAACAGACAGACTTAAAGATAACAAAGTACTATCTGCACTGCAAAAGTCTGCAAAAGCCGATCCCTCTAAAGCCCAACAAGATACAATTACTAGGATGAGTGGCGCAGATAAGTCTAAGGGCGGGCTTGACAGGGAGGGACAAGAAGCTACGTACAACAAATACCTAACAGAAAAAGAAGTTTTAGATGCAGAACTGCTAGACCCAGCACGCTTAAAAAGAGAACGCGCTAATGCGGGTATCAGAGGGCTTATAGAAGGTGGTACTGGTCGTGGGGCTAGCATTGCTAGGGGCAAGTTTGATGAGAACACTATAGCAAGTAGGCAAGCTAGTATAACGCAACGTTTAGGCATAGAACAAAAACGCATGGACAACGACGTTAAGATAGCAACGGAAATAAACGCCGAAGCGGGGCGTGCTATGGGAAGGGTATATCAAGACCGCCAAAGCGCGTTAGGTACTTTGGCTAAACTCCCTGCGGAAGACATCGCCGCTGCTACCCAACAGGCTAAACTAAAAATAGATCAAAACCATAACGAAATTAAAAACAAGATTGACGCTTTACAAGCAATCTCTACTGCTCAGTTAAACAAGGCCGCAGGAATGGCAAATAATACAGCGGAGATAGGACGTGCGTTATCTTCTCTTCAAGAGGTTAGGAGAAAGGCTAAAGAAGATTTTTATGCCCGTATTAGTCCTCAAGTTTCAATACTAAGAACCAAGCAAGCTAACGGAACCCTTACTACAGATGAAGCAGATACTTTAGCAAATTTCGAGGTAGAGGCTAATCAAATCCTAGAAAAAACTGGGATTGATGATAGCATTGACTACTTCAGTAATTTACTAACTAGTAAGCCCGAGTCTGGTACTGCTCCCGATCCTGATCCTAGAGCAGCTAGCGCAAATAAGTATATACAACCTTAACTGTAGGTAAGTACCCGTATGGCCACTATACAGCAACTAAAAGACGCGGTAGTACGTGCTCGCGCAGCTAATGATGTCGAAGCAGCGCAGTACTTGCAAGAACAAATTAATAAAAGTACGCGTAGGTTAGAACAGACCTATGGCCCACTAGCAAAAAAAGATAGTGGTGGCGCAGGGTTCTTTGAGAACGTAGGTAAAGGTCTAGCCTCCGGTGCTATTGGCATGTACGAGTCTGCTGCTTTAGGTGGAGCTGCCTTGCTAGAAGAGGAAGAAGAACTTAAAGCCCGCGACAAAATTAAGAGTGTGGCCGAGTCTTTCCGTCCCGAAGGTGGAGACAAAGAAGCCCTATCCTATAAGCTAGCCTCTGGCATTGGTTCTATTGGTGCCTTACTGCCTACCGCATTACTTGGCCCTGCCGCCTTGCCCGCTGCCGCTGCTATTGCCGGTGGTGCTGGTGCTGGTGAAGCAAGCGAACGCGCAAGAGAGTTTGGTGCTACCGAAGAAGAAAGAAGTTCTGTTACGTTCCGTGGTACAGCTATTGGTCTGCTAGACCTAGCTCCCCTAGGTAGAATCGCCAAAGGACTTCAAATTCCCGGCGTAGCTAAAGTACTAGAAAAAGTTGACGCTAATGACTTAAAGGGTATTAAAAACCGCATTCGTAGTGTAGCAACTACGGGCGTAGCTGAAGGCGCACAGGAAGCCGCTGCCGCAATATTACAGAATCTTAACGCCCGTGGGTATGACGCTGAAGCAGAATTAATCGACGCAGGTGTACTTGACGAAGCTACCATAGGCGGCGGTGCAGGTGCCATTATACAAGCCCTTGCAGACGTTATTGCGGGGCGTAGAGGCGGTAAGTCTGTAGGTACCGACGGCGCAATAGAGGGAGATGACAAGTCTGATGAACAAGCTGTAGAAGAAGTATTTGGCCTACCTGCTTTACCTGAAACCGTTAACATACCCATGCCTGATGGCTCCCTACGTGAAAACGTGCCAATAGATGACCCTGAAGCGCGGGTATACTTACGCGCACAAGAGTTGCAAGGCGACGCCGAATCACGCAGGACTACAGAACGTGATGCTATCCTTGAAGCGCAGGACAGAGAACAAGGGCTTGCCTCGCTAGTTAAAGATGATGCGGCGGAACAAGCACGTAGACAAACTGGTGACTTATTCCCACTAGAAAAAGCAACGGCAGAAAAAGAAGCTGCGAGAGTAGCCGCACGCGCACCCGAGGGTATGAGTGACGCTGAAATGGCTGATGCTATGGCCGAACAAGACGCTGAGACCGAGAGAGCAAGGCGTCTGGAAGATGATGACCAGATAAAAGAACAACCCGACATGATAGACCGTGCGGAAGACGAGCAGATACGAGACATAGAAGAGACGGCTGATATTGAAGCCTTGCTCGCAGAAGACGAAGCTCAAGCGGCTAGAGACGCAGAAGAAAAACGCGCTATAGAGCAGGAATACGCTGTTCTGTTTGAAGGCACCCTAGATGTTGCCGAGGCAGAGGCTAGAGATGCCGCTATTGCAACCGAAAACAGAACAGCACTGGCACAGTTAGAAGCACAAGTTAAGGAGCGTGGGCCTAAAGAAACTCAACAGCAGCAGCCCCTAGGCGGTATGCAAACGAAGTCTTCCGCTAAGAAACAAGGCGTGAGGCGCAATGCTACCGAAACTGCGGAGGCGTACGCAGCAGAAAAGAACATCCCTTTAGACACGATAACTCCCGCTGAGGGTAAACAAATTACTCTGACTGACGTTAGGATAGCAGAACGCCAGAAAGTTGCGGGTATGCCTACTAAGAAGACCGCCGACTTGGAGTCGCAGGCCGGTGCCGTACAGCCGTTGCCGAAAGAAGTTACCCAGCAGCTAAAAGGATTAGGTATTACAATACCTACTATAACGCCTAAAGCTGCACCAAAAACACCCCCCGCGAAAACTGCCCCGAAAGCAGAAGCAAAAACAGAAGCGCCTGCTGATACCAGTACACAAGAAGCCCCTACCGACATAGGGGGTGATATTGAGTTCCCTACTGCCGTACCTCGTGGCACAGAGTTTACTAATCCTGATGATGTAACAGCGTTAACCGACCTAGTTACTAAGCCTATACCCCGAGATCAGAAGGGTATGGAGCAAACCGCTCAGACTTACATTAAGAGGTTTAAGCGCCCTGCCGATGCGTTTGAGGCTATAGCTTTTGAAATCGCAGAGAACACGCCTAAGTTCCGTGAACAGAAAGGTACTCCTACATCCGAGAAAGCTAAGTTTGCAGGTACTGGTGGAGCTAACACTAAAACTACATTGCAGTGGATAGAGAAGAATCTAAGCTCCGATGCTAAGGCAGAGATAGATCGCCGCATAGTCGAGCAACAGAAGAAGTCAACCGATGTAGAAAAAGATACGAAAGCTAGGGCTACTCAAGAACGAGACGACACTAAGGTAAAGCAACGCGAAACTAAGATAGCACAGGATGTAGACACCGCTACTGGTGGTCAGGCTACGGTAGTTGGTACATCTACCCCTTCCAAGGCTACTCCAAAAGTCGAGCCTAGCCCTACTGCCCGTGCAGACAGAGCTACCAAGAAAAAAGCATCAGGAGCGACTAAGAAAGAAGATGTAGTTAGCCAAGCAATAGAGAACATACAAGGCAGTAGGGGTAAGAATGCAAAGGCACCTCTTACCGAGGATATGTCTCCTGACCAATTACGTGCGAGGGTAGCGGCTGATACTGCTAAGTTCATTGCCGGTGGTGGTAAGATCGACGTGCTTAACTTGGAGCTAGACCCCAAGGTTGCGCTGGAACTGAGTGAGGCTTTACCTAAAGACGTTAAGGAGCTACTGAAGAAAGGGGACTTAAAAGCCGCATTACAGTCCCTTGCAAAAAGCACTAAGAGTAAGCGCGTCAAGCAGATAGCTAGAGCGTTGTCTGAGAACACTGGCACCACCAAAATAGAATTGGCTAATGAAGCTAGTCTAAAAGACAAAGGGTACGAAATCGGAGATGAGGGTAACGTAGCAGGTTTGTTCGATCCTAGGATCAACACTGTAATACTTAACTCTAACATGCCTCTGACCATACATGCGCTACTGCATGAGACTACGCACGCTACTACGCTTAATCAATTAAAGAACAAATCTCACCCAGCAACTAAGCAGTTGGAGAAGTTGTATAAAGACGTTAAGCCGTATTTAGATACAGCGTACGGTGCAGAGAACCTTAACGAGTTCATAGCTGAAGCGTTTAGTAACCCTGTGTTCCAGCGTAAGCTAGCCTCTATCAACCCTAAAGGCGAGGATATAAGTGCCTTGGAGCGGTTCTATCGTGCAGTCACTAACTATGTACGAAGACTTATCGGCATGGACACTAAGCCTGTAGGCTCTGCGCTAGACGAAGCTGATGCGGCTATTATAGCGATGCTGTCTCCCAACATGGCTACAAGCAATGATCCTGTTATGAACATGGTGTCTACTCAAGACGGAGTAAGAAAAGTACTTAACGACATGACAGACATACAGAAGCGTTTGTCCGAAGGCCCAAAGAAATCTTTCCTTGAAGGTGCTACAGACTTTTTAAACGGCACTGCGGATAGGACAGCTAAAGACTTCTTACTGAGACTAACTGGTTCGCAAGCATTAGGCGACGTAGCAAGAAACAATGGTTTCGGGCAGTTAGGGTTAAACCTAGACAAGCTATTTGGAGATCAACGAGGCAACATACAAAAATCTGACGAGAAGATAAATAAAGTATTAGAGGCTTATGATGCGTGGGCTAAGAAGAACTTAGAACAGAAGCAGTTGCTAGATAACATTATATATAGCCAAGAGCATGGCGCTACTATTTATCAGGTAGACCCTACTCTTACCCGCGCAGAAGCTAAAAAGAGATACGGTAACCAGACTGCTCAAGACGACAGGAACCTATTTGAAGTATGGGAAGCTAATCAAGATCAATGGAAGAAATTAAATGATGGCGGTAGAAAGCAGTTTACCGAGTTACGTAATACCTATAAACGTATGCACGAAGACCTCGTGGCTGTTATCAATCGTGAGATTGACGAGATAGGTGACGGCAAAGACAACGCTTCTAAAATAAAACTAAAGAAGCAGATGAACGAGCGTCTGATCTCATCTAACACTATGGAAGTATATTTTCCGTTGGTTCGTCAGGGTAACTACAAGTTGTCGTATGCAACTAAGATTAAAAACGACGATGGTACTTTTAGAGAAGAATCAGTATTCCTTATGTTTGAGACTGAGGGAGCACGGGACAGTGCGGCTAAGGAAGTAAAGAACGATGCCCTTACCGTTGCTGACACAGTAGAATCTTACGAGGGTGATACCAAAGCATCTAGCTACAGAAGTCCTCCCGCCGGTTCTTTCGTTGCTGACGTGTTAGATGTTATCGCTGCTAGCGTACCCAAAGATAAGCGAGGGGAAGTACAGGAGCAAGTAATGCGACTGTTTATTGAGACACTACCCGAAACTTCTTTTGCTAAGTCTCTACAACGACGTAAGAACACGTTAGGTTACATACAAGACGCTCGCTTAGGTATGCAGACTAAAGGCTTTGATCTAGGTGCCCAGATAGAGAAGATGCGTTATGGCGGTGAGATACGTGCAGTTGAGAAGGCTATAGACCTGAAGCATGGAGAAGGCGCTCCCGAGGGTGTTAACAAAAATACGTTTAATCTGGTTAAAAGAGAGCTAGACAGGCGTGCTAAGTTTGCCCGTGAAGGAGCCACTAACAAAGGCCCAGAGCAGTACTACCAACGTGCTAACCAGACAGCCTTTATATACACCATTGGTTTTAACGCCTCGTCCGCACTTGTTAACTTGTCTCAAATACCCCTAGTGGTGCTGCCGTACCTTACAAGTAAATTTAATGCTAAAGATGCTTCTGTAGCCTTGGGTAGAGCAGGTAAGTTTGTAACTTCCTCTAAAATATCTATCGACGAATACTACGACATCAAAGAAGTTAGCACGACAGATGCGGATGGCGTGGTAAGTCGAAAGGACGTATACACTCTTAAAGCAGGCCAAGAAAAGAAAATACGGGATACCTCTGCTACTAAAGCGGAAGCTGACGCGAAGATAAAATACTTCAACCGCATGATACCTTTGGTACAAAGGGCTAAGAACGGGGGTCAGATACATCACTCTACAATAGCTGATCAGTTAGGCGTAAACGATGCGGGACGACAAAAGAATAAGAACCCTGCGCTTAGATTCCTAGATGGTACGTCTGCTTTGTCCGCTGTAATGTTCAACGCAGCAGAAAGATTTAACCGTCAAGTTACCCTAACGATGTCTTACGACCTTACTCTAAACAAGCTAGATGCTATGCACGAAGCTAAGGGTGATAAGAGGTTCTACAGTGCAGTGCAGGCCAAGTTCATAGACGTACCTAGTAGTTCTGAAGCGCGTATGGAATTAGCAGTAGCTGAAGCCGTGTACTTTGCACAGGAAACAAACGGTGGTTCTGTACTAGAAACTGCGGCAGGTTACTCACAGCAGGGTATCGGTCGTGTGGCGCTGATGTATAAGAGTTATGGCCTACAGATGTACTACACCATGATTAAGTCTGCCATACTAGCGGGAGACAATATGTTCGCTAAAGATGCTGAAGGAAAGGAACTACGTAACATGGCGCTTAAACAGGCTATGGGGGTTCACTTATCCGCGTTGTTCTTTGCTGGGGTGCAAGGACTACCGTTATACGGTATGGTCAGCATGATATGGAACATGTTCTTAGATAACGAGGAGGACGATGCTCGCACCATAACACGTAAGTACCTAGGTGAAGGTTGGTACAAAGGCGGGTTAACTGCGCTTACGGGTACAGATGTAGCCTCGCGTGTTAGCCTAAGTAACTTGTTGTTGCAGGAGAACAGGTTTAACAAAGACCCTTCTCTGGAAGAAAGCCTAGGATTCTACTTGGGTGGCCCTGCATTGAGTACAGGCACTAGGCTCAAACGCGCCTATGATGACTTCAACTCAAGCGAGTACGGTAGCTTTGAGCGTGGTATGGAAAGCCTTATGCCCGCTGGCCTTACTAATGCTTACCGTAGCACAGTTGGACGTTACGCAAGAGAAGGTGGTATACGGTCTAGGAGAAAAGACCCTATATATGATGACATGACTGTCGGTGATTTCGCGGCTCAGGCTCTAGGATTCCCCCCTGCGGAATACACTTACCGTCAAGAAGTATCTGGTAGGAACAAAGGCGTAGAGAAAGCAGTTACAGAGAAGCGTTCCATGCTAGCCAAGAAGTTCTATGTAGCACAGCGCATGGGTGACCATGAGGTTATGGCAGAGGTACTGAAAGATATTAGTACCCATAACAAGCGTCACCCTACTGCGGCACTGACGGGGGAGCAAATAACCAAGTCAGTTAAATCTCATATGGCTACGTCAGCCAAGATGCACAATGGGGTTACGGTAAATCCTATAATGAAGTTCGCTATAGAGAGAAGTAACAGGGAATACAACAAGGGCTACTAATAAAAACCCCCCTGTCGCCTCGGAAACGAGCAGGGGGGTAGAGAGGTAAAACCATAGTGAGTAAGGGGAGTGGCCCACTACGTCCAATATAGTATCATATAGTCCGCCAGATACGAATACCTAATTTACCATTTTCTATGGCTATCTTTGTCTTTACTTGCCATTTCTTACGTTTAAACAGTGTTACGACCTGATCCTTAGCTTTCTGCGTGTTTAAACACGGTACGAAGAGGGACGCTCCAACGTGCATACCCTCCCAGTTAACTATAATACGTATCCCGTCGGGATGTAGGTCATCAACCATTAACATGTTACACCTTCACATCTGCCGCAGAACAGTCTATGGATATAACGTGAGTTAGTGGTAGGTAAGTAGTAGTACCTTTAGTCAACCGCACCTTAGTAGTTTTAGCTCCAGACTTATCTTTCAGTTCTTGAATAAACGCTGAATAATTTATCTGTTGCCTACCGCACCACGTTTTAAGGGGTTTAGGTATTAAGTAAGCTATCTTCGTATCAGTCTCGTAACGCCCTACTAACCTAATTCTAGGGTCTAATTCTGGTATGACTAACGCATCTAGCCCGTTGTTCTGTGCCTTACGTAAGTCGTCGGTGCTTTTGATTTTAAGTATGCTACCCCAGTTCTCATGGAAGTAGTCGTTTAAAGTATCTAGTGCAGAACAGTTCATACCGGCCACATTGTCCTTATTCTCTCTCAATAGTTTAATTATGTACTTAAACAACTTATTTGTATCGTAGTCTACTAGCCCTAGCTTCTTAGCTATGAGTACACCCGTAAGGGTAGAAGCCCCACCCGCTGACCAGAATCGGTTCTCTGCGGTAAGCTGTGCCGCCTTATCTATCTTGGCCCGTACCTTCTCCAGTAAATCCTTAACACTGTCTATGTTAGCTATAACGTACTGCATGTACACTTTACCTGCGTGCCCGTATATAGTTTCTGCATTGATTGCGTGTATGTCTGTTAAGTACTTAGTTTTACTTTGGTCGAACAACCTAACTGCTTTAGTCTCCATCATCCGTTGGGCTTCCGCTTTCGGCATAGCCTTGTACAGACTGACTTTCTCGATAGCACTACAGTTGCCTGTGGTAACGGACAGTAGCTTCCAAGGTTTACCTCTAGCGCGTTCGGTATTATTACCCCCACTAGTCATACGGTTCCTCTGTTTACCACTGGATATTTGGTATATAAGCGACGATAAATCCTCACCTTTAAGTTCAGTAAGTTCGTCAATGTACAGGGGTAGGTTTTGGTATACCTCACTGCGGTTCATCCTAGAGTGTTGAGTATCATCTTCTCCCAGTACTAGGGCTTTAGGGCTACCCCATATAGACGCGCCTACGTTCATGGCGGTGGTCTTACCTACGCCGCTCTCCTTACTATGTACGTGAAACCCTGCACAAGAAACGGGGGACAGGGCCATAAGGGGGGAACCAAACCCTGTGCCTACTATGTATTGATGCAGTTCAAACCCATCACGGTTGTAAAAGTTGGCCGTATCTATCCAACCCTGCAAAGTGCCTTTAGGTTCAAATGCGTGAAACAACCCCACTGTCGGGGTAGAGGGAGGATTGTCGCCAATACGATCAGCAAATACTTCTTCATTGCCTAATACAAAGGACTTAAAGTCATCTCCAGTCCACCCAAACTGCCTACGTGCTTCTGTTGCTACTCCCGTAGCCTGTAACTCGTTTACCCAAGTTGTCATGTAAGTCATAAGTTCATCCATTCGTGAGACGGCCACACCATGCATGGACATCTGTTTCCGTAATTCTTCTTTTGAAGTAACCGCTGTAAGGGGAATAGTAAACTCTCTAACCCCGTCTTTGGGCAAGTGCAATCTAACGACCACTGCTTCGCCCATCTCTACATCTGATATGCGTTTAACTATGTACAGGTCATTGTGGTACACCACCTTCTCATCTGTATCGCCTTCGGCATTGGTAGTACGCATATACACCCCACCATTGGTACCCCTAAAGAATGGCCTAGGGTACGGCGGAATCACATAGGTAGTAGTAATAGGTGAGTCAGGTAAGTCCATCTCAGGTACTTCTACTATGTTATCTTCTGCGGTAGCTTCTATCACGCTACTACCTAGCACTATAGGAGACTTTACCTTGCCCCAGTTCGGGCAGTCAGAACATACATCGGGGTTAAACTCGTCGAAAGACGTACACTTGTATGGGCCTTTGATTAGCTCCATCTTCTCTACGGTAGCCTGCTCAGAGTAACCCTCGTGGTTCTTAGATATGTTGCGTGCCGCTGACTCAGAGTCAACACAGAACTTAGCTATAGATAGCCCCGCTCTCCACATAGGCTCACTGCAATTCTCTTGGTCTTGCCATATGGTGCGTAGTTGCTCACAGCCAGTACCGTTCATAGTCTTAGCTATGATGTCTTTAAATTTGTTTTGCCTGTTACCGATCAGTGCGTTCATCACAGCATTGCTACCGGCAGGAGCCATTATCTTAGGAACTGGTATCAGTCCGCCTCCCAACAAGGTCGAGAACTTATCAAAGTCTACGTTGTCAGGGTAATCATCTGCTAAGAACTCAACAGCAGATGGGGGGTCAGTCTTATAGTTATGCGTGGTTGGTACTCGCAGTACCCTAGCGGCATCGGCAGTGACAGAGGGGTCAGCCAGTAGCCCGTGTTCAGCACATAACTTCTTTAGACGTTCTGCTACAGGTAGCCAGTCGTTCAACTCTATCGACTCCGAAAGGAACCAATACGCGTGTATGCCACGTCCAGAGTTAACTAGCTTGGGCTTCGGTAGTGATAATGTCTTACAGAACCCTTGTAGTGCCACAAGAGCTGTATCTTGATCTGGATAGTCTTTGGTAGCCCCACAATCTAAATCGAGAAAGAAAGACTTCAGATGATGCACGTTAGCTACTTTACGTGAGTTCGGTTCTTTGAACGTGCCTAGAGCGAAGTATGCGTCATACCCCTTGTTATCTAGGTCGCGTGCGGCATCGGCCATATCCCCCACGGAGGTGTAAAACTTCTGTATCCTCCGATCATCTTTTGTACGAAAAGAGAACAAGCAGTAATGCCCGTCTTCCCCCAATACCCTCCTTAAAAAATCTTCTGTTTTCATAAATAGTACCTAATTCCGAGAGGTACCATAGCAGGGGCGCTTACACGCCCTTTTCGGTAGTCATCCTAGCTATGGGTGTAGTTGTTACAGTGGGAGACTATTAGTCGTCCCAGTCGGCTACTATATCAGCCAGTGCATCGTCAGATGCTTTCGGTGCAGGAGCTTTCTTCTTAACTACTTTCTTTGGCTCCTCGACTTGCGCGGGTTCATCATCCCCAAACAGGTCGTCTGTTACTGCTTCCGTAGGGGCGGCAGGTGCGGCAGGTGCTACTACTTCAAAAGGATTCTCTTCTGCGGAGAACTGAAACCCACCTTCTACTGCGCCAAACGGGGATGCGGCTTCCATAGGTACGTACTTGATAACCTGTACGGCACGTAGTCTAAGGGATACACCCGCTTCACGCATGTAGTAGGGAGTAAAGGTTACTGCTACGTTAACAGTACTACCCGTGGTAAGCATGAAGTCGTCTGGTAGTTTAACGCCTTTACTATCGTACTGTACAGGCTTAAACGTAGCGTCTTTACCGTACGCCCCTTTCAAAGATGCCTTGTACGTATAAGTACCATCTTCTTCTTTCTTGAAAGGCATGTCAAACTTGTCAGGCCATCCCTTCTCTTTCTTGGCTTCGTATGCGGTAACCATTGATACAAAGAGAGCCTTAGCTTGGTCTTTAGTCATACGGAAACGAGTCTCGTACTTAGCACCTTCGTCAAACGCGTCACACGGAACCGTGCGGTTTTCTGCATTGTCGAACTTGTAAGTCTTATTGATACGAGGCCATAGGGCTTCTACGTCATTGATAAGGTATTGATTATTTGTAGCCATGTTATAAATCCTAATTAATTAGTTTGCATTTAACTCGAAACCTTCCACCACACTAAACGGAGACACAGGTTCACTTGTTGTGGGGATAGACATAGTGATAGCCCGAATAGTATCTTCGTGGTCAATCATGGCCGAAACCCTTGTAAGCGTGTCTTCATCTAAGCGGTCTACCGGCTTAAAGCAAAGTTTTGGTACCGCGCTATCCTCATCAAAGTAAATCTTGGTGATGATAGTAACTACAGGAGTATCATGTTTAGCGAGTAACCGAGCATAGTGTTGCATACCCTTATCACCACTATTAGTACTGCCGAATATAGACGTGGCAGGTATCTGTAACTGATACACTTCTTCAGGTTTATCCTGAAATACAACTGCTAGTCGTTGTGAGAACCGACAAGCCCTACCCCCATAAGAACCTGAACCTCTTATATTTTGAGGACAATCCATACAACGCGCAGACTGCCGTTGCTCTTGGGGTACTTCTCTAGCTGGTAACTGCGTGTCAGGTGACCAACACGTAGGTACCGCAACCCTATTGGGGTCATACGCATCGCCATAGTAAGCGCGAGATACTGGGGCGGCATTAACTATCACCACATCCATATAACCTAAATCCCTAGTAACTTCCTCACCGTCAGCTATAACGTGAAACTTACCACCACGTATACTGATTCGGCGTAGTCCGTTGCTACTCATCAGGCGTCATCATCCAAATCTAACTCTAGCTGTTCGTGCATAGAGATTTCAGTTAGATAGTCTTCTTCGGGTGTATGCGCACTGTTCAAAAGTGCCGCTTCAACTTCAGGTAACTTGAAACGATAGGTTGGCCCCACTTTAATATATGTATCGGTGGGAATCTTGTTATTACGTAACCATGCACGGACGGTAGATATAGATACCGAGAAGTGCTTCGCTACATTTTCAATAGGTACAAATGCTACTGACATTACTTCCTCCTTACTGAGACTACATACTCTGAGTCTACGTTAAGCCCTTTAGGTACGAGGGCGGGGTTTTCTTCTAGGAACTGCTTCATGTTCGTTTGGTTGAGTCGCTTATCAAGTAACTCAGGTGCCCCATGCTCTAATATAAACTCGTGCATGTTGCTCCAATCGCTAGTCCAATACCTAGTCTTAGCAGATCGGTAAAACAATCCTGCTGAAGTCTTCACACTATCGACGCCCTGATCTTTACAGTATCCAAGTAAGGCTTTCTTAACCTTGTCTAACTGTTCAGACAGCTTGCCGTCTTCTTCTTTAAATTCCGCAGAAAGTTCCGAACGCTTATCTTTTATCTTTAGATAAACCTTAGTCAACTGTTCAGCGGTAGTATTACTTTCACTCATTACACGCTCCTTTACTAACGGGACGTTCACTTTATTAGCTTATCGTTAGCTAGTCAAGTATTTCTTTGTAAAGATCAATCATCTTTGTGTGAATGTCTATTCTGTTATCTAGCAGTGCGTAAACACGTTTCTCTGCGTGCGACCCCTGTAGCTGCACGACGGTACATTTGTGATCTTGTCCTGATCTGTGTACACGAGCGTTTGCTTGAGCGTATGTCTCCAACGAACTTGTCGGTGCCCACCACACTACTGTGTTAGCCGCAGTCAATGTAACTCCGTGCGCGGCTGACTGTGGTTGTATAACTAACACGCGAGGGTTATCGGCTTCTTGGAACCGTTTAAATATCTCCGTACGTTTACCTGCACTCACATCCCCACGGATAACTTCTGTCGATATATTATCTTCTCGTAGATTGGCGGTAAGCATGTCTATAGTGTGCTTGAATGGTACAAACACTAATACTTTCTTACTCGACTCGTCTATTACTTCACGTAGTACCTTGTAGCGTGGGGATATATCGAACTCTACTGCGTCCCCCTTGTCGGTATACACTGCACCTGCGGATATTTGCAGTAGCTTGTTCATACCGACCGCCGCGTTAACTGCTGTGACTTGTTCTCCTGCCGCCTCCATAACCATCTTGTTCTTCAGTTCTTTGTAGTACTTCAACTGCTGTCGGGTAAGCGGTACTTCTCTTTTGGTGTACACCATAGGTGGTAGGTCAAGGCACTCGTCTTTGGTAAACCGTATAGCCGGTTGCAGTATCCTATGCACGGTTGTCGTGGCATCTTCTTTCGGCACCCACTTAAAGTTTGTAACCTTTCTCATCACTTGGTCGCGGAACGAACCAAAGAATCTAGGCACGCCCTTGGGATTAACGAGTTTAGCTATGCCATACGCATCGGTAGGACTTTGCGCGGCGGGAGTACCTGTCATCATCCATAGCCATGTGCTTGGCCCGATTAACTTATTTAAGGTCTTCCATCGCTTTGTCTGAGGGTTCTTGTAGTGAGTAGCTTCATCCACAATGATAAGGTCAAACCCTCCGTTGGCTACTGCGTCCGCTACAATCTCTACCCCGTCATAATTTATTATCACGTACTCAGCATCGCCTTCTATTATCTTTGCGCGTTTAGCCTTAGCTCCATATGCCACGTCTACTTTACGGTGCATGGCAAAACTAAACAGGTCATTGCGCCATGCGGAATCCATGATAGATAGAGGGCATATAACTAACACTCGACGTATTACCCCCTGCTTCATAAGGTAGTCAGACGCCCATATAGCACTGGCTGTCTTGCCTGTACCCTGCTCGTTGAAACAAAAGCTCTTACGGTTTAACGTGAAAAAACTAGCAGTGGTCTTCTGATGATCGAACGGTGTGTACTTACCCGTCCATTCATACTTAGATTCTATTGGGGAGGGCGCGTTGATATTCATGTTACGCAACACCTGCGTTTCTTCTAACCCCCAGTTAACAAGTACTTGGTTGTTTGGTAGTTCCCTACTCTTTGGTATTACCGATGTAACCTTTGCGGGGTTACGTAGCGTAAGTAATAACGCCTTATTATCTACTATCTTCATTTATCGCTCCGATACGAAATAGCATGAAGTGGGTGTCCACGTCACGCGAAAAAATTTAGTAGCCCTGCTTCGTCCACGGATAGGGCTAAGTCCGCATTATGATTCTCATTAGGACTACTCGATTTTATGCCGCATATCTATTGGGGAGCAATAGCGCCGTAAGGAACGGCACGACATCATTTAAAGACGCATCAAGCACGCGTCAACCCATACCAATAGGGAGTTCTTTACTTAGGCTTTCTACTGCCTTTCTTTTTGTAGTTCCGACTACGATTAGTAGAGCTATCCTCTACTGTAACACCGTCTTTGTTGCTTCCGCCATTGACCAAGGCTTTCTTATGACTAACGTCTTTACCTTCACGCTTGTCAGCCTTACCGTTACCATTGGCATCTGCGCCTTCTCTATCCATCTTACGTCTGGCGCGTTGCCGCTCCATTCTACGTTCAAACGTGTCACTGCCTACGGGGGCGTTGACCTGCTTCTTTCTTTTCTTACGCATTAGTTTCTCCCATTGTGTACGCACTCTGTAACAATACAGTGCCTACGACATAACCCACTTTGGTGTGCATTCCACACATTGTTTTCAAAGGCTTGCTCCATACGGCTATAGTCTGACAGCCACTTCTTCCATAGCCTAGGCTCTTCCGGCTTGGAGTAGTCTTCCTTTATTAACTCCCCGCATACCACAAACAACAACCCACCCTTCACTTTCTCTAGGTCGGGGAACATCTTAAACATGCTCATAGCCATCAGTTCTAACTGACCTTTATCAGCGTACCTAGTATTTTTACTTGTCTTGTAGTCTACCACATAAGCTGTTTTGGTGCGTTTGTTCATAATAACTAAGTCAGCTATGCCACGCCACCAAACATCGTCAGCAAAGAATTCGCAAGGCTCAAGGTTTTCGGTAAGCCCCATCTTCATCTCACATATCTTCTCGCCTTCCATGCCATTCAGTACATCAAGTACATCTTTACAGTAGTTGTATTCAGGGGGTAACGGCTTACCATCCCTAATGTATTCCTCTGCGGCTAGGTGTACGGCAGTGCCATATAGCATGGCTTCTGTCTCAGATTCCCTGTAATCCTTGGCAATCTTTAGATGGTAGAACTTCTTAGGACACTGTTCAAAAGATTTAATCTTTGAGAACGACCACGGGGCAATGCTCATCGTAACCTCCGCGAATAAGATCGGCGGCGATCAAGTTTAACTATACTGTCGCAATGCCTAGACCAAAATATATCATCAGTCACTACAAAGCCTTTCGGTGCCTCCTCTAATTTAAACTGTAAGTTAGGAAATTTTTCATCTGCGAAATATTCCATAACCCCTTCAGCCATTTCTTTGTTAGTGTACATACCATCCACGTAATGCGTACCTAAAAATAAGATTATATATCTACTCATTAATGTTTCTCCGCATACATACTACATACTAGGTTAAGTTCATCCGCTAACGCACCGACTTGCGTTAGGTTTAGTTGTATCCGATCAACGTGCCTAGTCATACCTATTGTTTCACACTGCTCTATACATACTACTGGGTCGCCATCTATGGTTTCCCCCACAATGATACTCAGGTAATCCCCATGAGTTTCCGGTACGCCTGATGTAGGCTTAGGCCAATCAATCACTTTACCCATTGATGTACATCCCTAATCCGTACGTTACAGACCAACCTAGTAGGCCAATTAATACTACCAACTCTACCCTACGTATGACTAC